GACTGTAATAGCCACGGTATTTCCAGTGCGAGAGACATTAATGGTGCCAATATTCCCATCATTGTCGATAGTGCCATACTCACTAACAGATACATTTGTACCGTCAGCAAGAATTGTTAATTCGGTTGCGTAGAACTTGTTGTCCCCTGCTGAAGTCTTTGATATTGAAATAATATACTTCACCATACGCCAAACCGTAGCATCAAAACTATCAATAACAGTTAAGTTTTCTATTCCGTCAATTGTATTTTCATTGTTACCAGAAGAACCCAAATCTGTTGCTTGGGCTGCTGCGGTATCAATTAAATCTACATAGTCTGCTTGAGTAGGTCTATCTCCTGTTTGAAACAGGGCCTTGACGCTTGAAATTGATATTTTAGCCATATAGAGATTATATCATCCTTTTAATTATTTAATTATAGAATGTAGTTGCTGTAGCCAATAACCTGCAACCCAATACCTGGAGTATTACCCAAACCAATATCCTGAATCTGAATTGCTGAAAACTTAACCCTAAAAGGAAGTACTTCGGTTATAACTGTTTTTCTTGTAAATTCTTCTATTTGTACTTCTGGATAATTTACTGGAAAGATTCGTTTTGTTTTATTTTGTAGATTATCAAGGATTATTGCTGTTGCCATTAGTCTGTTACATCTTCAAGAATCTTTAGGCTACCCTGAGCAACCGTCCAAACTCTTGTAGGGTCTGACAATTGAATGTCAAAGATGTCTCCTGTTTGAAGTTGTACTGACTGTGCTGCTGTTAGCGAAACCGTAAATTCTCCAACAAGGTCATCTGCATCTGCAACGGGAGTTAAAGATAAAACAAGTGTTGCATCATCTGTAATAACTCCAGGTGTTGAATTAGGTCTTTTAATCTTCATAGCGATAGTCCATTGAGATCCAGAACCCTTTAAAACTAGCGGGACTTTTGCATCGTCTGTTACATAAACCTTAAAGCCAGAAGTATCTCCACGAACTACAGTCCAAACAACTGTAGGTGGTTTATTTCCAATATCGTATGATGTTTGCGATCCTCTTAAAGTTGCCATTTGTTTATTATATCACGACAAACCGTCTCTGAGTGCTCCCCAGGTACCGTTTCCTTTTGCCTCTACTATAACTATGCCATTTAGATTATTTGCATATGCACATATACCAACTGCTGCAGATCCTCCTGTTGGTCTAACATTTGTTAGTCCCCCAGATGTTCCAACATACAAAACCTCACCTGCAATAAAACTTGAAGTATTCAAACCTTCCATAACTCCAGCAACAACTACTACTCCATCAGATCCGTTTGCTGTAGTGTTTTTTAATAATCCTAATATTGGAGATGATGTAGATGGAAGTGCTTTTGCTATTGTGGTTTTTGTTGAATACCCTGTTGCATATACTGGCACTCCAGCACTTATTGAAGCCCCGCTATTATTTTTTACATTAATCTGAAAATATGATACGCCATATGCTGGTAGAATTGCATCAAGGGATTCTGCTAATTTTTTAAAATCTCCGTGTACATTTACTGGTGATGTTTCCAGGGGATATGTAACTCCCGTGGTAGAATTAGCATATGTAGTCATAATAAAATAATTATACACCCAAATTTGACTTTTTGGCAAAAATCATGTTATACTAGTTAGTAACACCTACCAGGGTGTTATTGTTTTCTAAGGAGGAAACTATGATTAAATTTATCGAAAGAAACAAAGAGATCATTAGCACACTCAGTATCGTAGCATTAGTAACGGTTTTGTCTAACACTGCCAATGCTAATTCAGATTTTGATACGAAAAACAACTTGAGCATAGAACAGGCTCAGACAGTAGAACCCGCCTCGAAAGAGGTTTTTTTGGTTTCTAAGGCTAAAAGGTTAGAGAGTTTTGAGAATAAGGTTTCTCTAACCGATTTAGAACTAAAGGAACTTCTGTCCTTGGTTGGCTTCAAGGGTAAAGACCTTGTAGTTGCTTGGGCAGTTGCTAAAAAGGAGTCTAATGGACGACCATTGGCTTTTAACGGTAACCACAAGACTGGTGACTCGTCTTATGGAATGTTCCAAATTAATATGATTGACAACCTTGGTCCTGACCGTAGAGAAAAGTTTGATCTTGACTCTAATGCAGAACTATTCAATCCCGTCAAGAATGCAGAGATTGCTTACTATATGACGAATGGCGGAGAAGATTGGTCTTCTTGGAAGGGCATTACCCCAAGAACTAAAACTTGGATGAAAAAATTTCCTAAGTAGTTTATAAAATAAATTACCCCCTTGGAGAAATCTTTGGGGGTATTTTTATTGTATATTTTTAAATGAATTACGGAAATCGTCAATTGTTACAACTATATTTTTTGATAGCAAGCCAGCAGACTGGCTAAATGCAGATCTCCCAGTTATCAAAACTTTTGCCATTACCATCATGTTAAAGGCTGTGTAGGTATCTAAATTATTTAAAATTTCAATACCTGGGTACGCATCTCTAAATAATTGAAAGTTTATAGAAGTAGTTTCAAAAGAATCGTTTTCATCTTTATACAAATGCCCTTGTTGCCATTTATCTAACTGTTTTTGATTTATAGGCTTATATCTTTTGTTTGTATCTGAAGCATCTGTCAAAATTATTACCCTGTCTGGTACAATTTTTAACTTGTTTAAAAAATCTGGTAAAAGTTGCAACATATCTAGATAAACGGACTCTTCTACCCACCTTGGGTTTTCTGGAATTACATTTCCTCTTCGTATATGAATAATTACATTATTTTCAGTTTGTTCTATAGTACTAAACTCTTTTGCAACTTCCAAAAATGGATATGGGGGTTTTATTATTCCTGCGTCTCCATATAGGTTAGAATAACCCAATCCTACCTTTTCAGAAAGAAAAAAATTATCTTTATTAGAAAAATCTATATCTTTCCAAGGATTTTTTAATATTGTATTAAACTTGTCTATAAATTTAATTTTTTCTTCTTCGCTGTAAACCCTATCAGATTCGTGAATTAAAAAATCTGTAATTGGTGTGTCCTCAAATAACAAATTATAATATTTTGCATATGACATAAAATAAAGTTTTCTCCAAAGTTGTGCACCAATTCCGTCTGGCATAAAAACTTCTTTTACAACTTCAGACCTACTCATTTATTTGATTCTTAATCCAATTATAGGTTTTGTGAATTCCATCCCTAAGAGACATTGAGTAATCCCAGTCTAGTTTTTCTCTAACCAAATCATTATTAGAATTTCTTCCTCTTACTCCTAATGGTCCAGGTATGTGCATTTTACTTAAAGTTTTTCCTTCAACACTACAGGCAATATCCACCAGTTGATTAATTGTCACCATCTCTTCAGATCCAATATTAACAGGGCCAGTAAAGTCTGACTCCATAAGCCTTCTTGTTGCTTCTATGCATTCATCGATGTATAGGAATGATCGTGTTTGTTCTCCATCCCCCCAAATTTCTATAAAGCCATCTGATTGTATAACTTTTCGACACATTGCTGCTGGGGCCTTTTCTTTTCCACCATCCCAAGTTCCTTCTGGTCCATAAATATTATGATATCTTGCAATGGCTACTGGGATCTTGTTGTTTCTATTAAAGGCTAAAAACATTCTTTCACTAAATAGTTTTTCCCAGCCATACTCGCTGTCAGGATCTGCAGGGTATGCATCAGACTCCTTAAGTCCAGGATTATTAACATCTAACTGCTTATAGTCAGGATACATACAGGCAGAACTTGAATAAAATATTTTGGTTTTATTAATATCATACTTTTCATTAAGTCTAGACTGCGCTCTTAATAGGTTAAGGTTTATAAGTGCAGAGTTTTCCATAATCTGAGAATCATTTTCTCCAGTAAAAATATATCCAGCACCACCCATGTCTGCTGCAAACTGATATATTTCATCAAATGCTGTTATTAATTTGTATGGTATTTCTGAATAAAAATTACCAGAATACCCCTTAAATTGAATTACTTTTTCAACATTTTCATATACTGACAAATCTCTTTCAATAAAATCATCTGCTTCTGTTTCTGAAAAGTCTGGGTGCTTTAGGTCTACCCCACGTACCCAGTACCCTTCTGACTTTAAACGTTTTACCATATGGCTTCCTATAAAGCCTCCTGCTCCAAGAACTAGCGCTGTTTTCATCGTATCCTTATCTTTCTTGGTGTATCTGAATACATCCAGTGGTTTTCATTACCTTCGGTAAATTCTAAATCAATTTCTTCTGTAAGTCCGTTACGACCATAAATTAATTGTTTATCTATAATGCAAGAATAAACCTTTGCTGTTGGAGATAGCAGTCCTGCCCAAAAAGAAAAACTACTATTTCCTCTAAATATTGTTCTGGCAAAATACATTTTTAACCAATCATCAAGAAAATCAAAGACTATCTTTTTATCAAACTGAGCGCCTTCTGGATAAGACCATGGCAAAAAAACCATATCTGGCCTATCTGGATGCCATTTTTTTGTATGGTCGTCAGATATCCATTCAATTTTATCTTTATCATAACCAAATTTTTCAAAGGCAGAAAAGTAAGAATTTTTTGAAACTACAGAATATCCCTGATCATTATTTAAATTGTAGTTGATGTCTGCAATGTCACCTCTACGAAGATGTGCAACATCATAAGTTCCTGCTTTTGACTCCCAATATTTATAAGTTTCAGATTCTTTTATTAAATCACTTAATTCAAAAATATGCTTTATATAAGATAAATCCATTTGATCAAATATAGATTCTTGATATGCATTAGTATCATTAGTAATTATTGTACAATTATTATTTTTGTATGGGTCTTCTGGGTGCCAGTTGCCATTCCAGTATACAGATCCTGGATAATATTTTAATGTTTCGTTCTCTCTTTCTTCTCTTGGTCTCCAACCATCTTTTAAATATTCTCGCAACTCTGCAAATTCTATTAAAGGCTCCGTTGCATTTTTAAACATTACAGATCCTTCCCATTTTGAAAACAGTTCAAGGTCCATATTGTTTTTATTTGCATATGTTTTAGCAAATGCATACTCGTGCATTCTATTACCAAATCGGCCTGTCCAAGCATTTATAATTACTTTGTTTTTTAACATTTTGATTCTGGCCACTCTCTCCACCACATTTTTTGATCATTTGGTCTAGGATAATTATTCCAAGAATATGGAAGACCTTCTGCTTTTGGTGGATTATCAAAGAAATCCCAAGTTTCAATATTTTTTTGATTCCTGTTTCTGTGAATATATGATGTGTAAGTAGTTCCTGATTTTCCTACAAAATTTACTGAGTCATGTAAAACTAAATTACAAATAAGGCCAAAAACTACCTCATCCTGAAACGGCAAGGACATAAAATCATCTCTAAAGTTATTTACTATATACTCATCTAACATAATAAATCTATGCTTATTTTTATTTACTATTGGGTGACTTGGTTCATCTGTAGATAAAACAATAGGAAGACCATTATTTTCATATTTAGTTATCCATTCATTGACTATTTCTTCTTTGTG